GTTTAACGGTTAACTACCTGTCTACTCTCTCCAGAGAGACAGGCAGAGACACCACTGAAGCTCGAGGGCGTCAGCGAGTCCGCGCCAGGAGTCAAAACGACTCCAACTGATGCGACTCATGTCCTGAGAGACTTTAATCTCTCCACATGCCCCGTTTGATACAATCGCGGGGGGGTAATCCCAGTGGAACGACCAGGCATCAGACCGAGTGTAATCACTCGGAACATCAGGCAATGTCCTGACAGAGTAAGTTGCGTCTGCCACATGCCCTGATAAGGTTGCGAATCTTACCAGATCGATCATAGCAGGACCACTGACGAACGACCTCCACCCTACCTTCTCCTTTCGGAAAGGATTTGGATGAAAAGGTACAGAGTCAATAGTCTGCCACATGATCTTCGCTGAAGCATATGCACCAAATAGGTCCGGTAACGGACGTCGGTGCATTGCTGGGCGAAAGGCTAGATATGGCACGCCGCCTGCGTCTTGAACATGAGCCCGGAAAACCGGGTCCACATTCACTGAGACGGGCCGAAGGGACCACGGGGTAAGCAAACCCGCGTCAATATTTTCCCAGATTGGTACAGGGTTTCTGTACTGCGCTGGAAGTAGACCGACGAGGTAAGAGATAGTCCGCGTGAGCGGAACATCCCAATTTGCTCCCCATAGCAGGAGGCGGTTCACGAGAGTTGTGACTTCATGCCACGTGCGAACCTGCGTAAGATATACGGGTCTAACGTTGATCCCGTACATAAAATCCTTACCGCAGGACTCTCGAAAAGGGCCCTGTGTGAAGCTCTTGTCTTCGTTCACTGTGAACCCGATATCACTTAGGACGTCGGAATACACGGATGCCAAACGACGAGGGAGGATAACATCATCACCGAACACGGAAAAACGCGGAAGCGTTTGAAAACCGTACTGGTGATGTATTATTCTATCGTCTTTAGGTACGTGTGCTCCCCGAAGGGAAGCATAATCATTCACAGCATACGCGAGAGCAAGATAAAACATCGTCTGAAGAGGGAATGTAAATCCATTTCCCATCGTACAGAAGATATTTAGCTTTTCACAGACGTCGTCGGGCTTTTCCCCTTTTAACGGAGGATACTTAGCACAATACGATCTATCGCGCGACCACTCCATGAGTCGCGCTAGCGCTGGCACAGGCTCCATGAGCCATCTAACCAGTGCATTGTAAAAAGAGTCGCTTGAATCTTTGACGTCGAGAGTGGCATCGGATAGCTGTGTAAGGTCACGTGACCCCCACTGCGCCATAGCCATATTAACCTCGGCTTGAGACTCAATTCTTATGCCAAGACATCTGAGGACCTCAGTCAGATGCTCGCCGATGGCGAGCGTGATCCAAGATCCAACAGGTGTGCCAACGAGTATAACCCGGTAACGCAAACGGTCCTTACGAACCGTAGCAAGCCGAGCAGCAGAGACTAGTGGGCAAGGCGGGTCGGGAATATTCCCGTCCAGGTGGTCTTCACCACCCCATATATGCGCCTTGAAAAAATTAACCCACAAGCTTCCAGCAGGCACGCTAGGGGTTCCAGGATAGCGGAGCAGAAGCTTATATATGAAGTCTGCAGTCATCTCTGACGGCAGTTCCATTGTTTCAGCATCCGACACAGCGGACCCGGGCCCGAAGCGCCCACGAGACATAAAACGGGCGGGATCGCCCGCAAGTTCGTCGACGGGAGAGAGCCAGTTGGTCATGTAGCAGCGCGCATTTGCTAGGACGGTCCGAGTCACCTCATTGAGGGACATCGGGAGCCCGGCGGAATCGCGCTCAACTTCTGACCAACGGGAGTTCCAGTATCCAGCCTTAGAGTTGCGAAACACAAAGCCACGGATGGCTTCGTGCTTAAGCTCACTCTCTTGGCCGGGTGGAACATACTTTTTCAAGATCTCATCTCGCTGTCGATTAAGGGCCAAATGACGCGCAATAGCTCGGCGTCCTCGTGAGTCAGAAGGTACGCAATGAAGCATATCCTCAAGATCCACGTAAAACATCGATATACCACGCGGCAGCGTTGGCACCTGCTGTATGTCCTTAGCCAGTAGATATTCCACGGCATAAGGGATTTCCTCCTGAAGCGACTTATTTATGGCCGCTCCTAAAGCTCGATTCCTCGAGTGCCTAGGTTCTTTTAACGTAGACATTTTACATACCTCCATTAAGGTATAAGTGAGGTTAGAATAAAGATCCGTCGTACGACGCTATCTAAAGCGCCAGTCTAAGAGCATGGGGAGGAAACTCCCCTCCCACTCTTGCGACAAAAACCCGCGCGGCAATGATAGGGCGATTTTTGACCGATCACGATCGTAGGTCTCGGCGCCAGCAGGAACGCTGGCCCGAATGTCTACAATGATCGGCTGTTTATCACCTTCTGCATTGCATCGTACAGGAGTATACGAACGGAGTCGACCCCAGTTAACAGGGCTCGATGGACGACGGCCTGAGGGCCCCGCGTTGGGGATCCCTTGGACCTTGGGGCACCGCTCAATTTGCATGTACACTGGGTACGCAGCCGAGTTACCTTCGTCGTTTCCAAAGTCGAAAGCAAAGCTATCGACGATGAATAGACGTTTGTAAGGTGATCCGGACACGTCCTCATGTACATTAGCATTAAAGGCGGCACCACCATTGATGCCCGTGAGCGCTGGAACTGCGATTGCAGTGATGTTGTTGAAGTTAGCCATGTATGGCCTCCAATAAGGGTTAATGTTTAGAAGTAAGAAATCGGATTTCTAACTTTACGCCACTCCGGTATATCATCGGGTGTGAACCCTAGATTTTCCAAATACTGGCGCCAATTAGAGACGACCAACTTCTCATTTCCTACGGGCAAGCCGCGTCGATCACCGAAAGCCTTGGATGGCTGACGATGATCTAGTGTATTGCTCGAGAAGTTAGAATGATCGAAGAACACCCTAACGGGAGCAAGTACATTTTCTTGCCTACTAAAAAGGCCACCACGCTGGGTCGCGTAGGCGATCATATTAGCCCATTTGACCGGCCCCTTCGGGACCTTAAAATCAAATACGGGCAAATGACCGTCCCATGGACTTCGCGAAAAGGTGAACCGCCTCGCGGTAGTGCTTGCTTCCCCAGAACACGCCACATCAATGTAGGGTAGCAGGTTATGCTCACCCAAAGCAAGCGTTGATGTTGTTGTGGCCTTGGTCTCTTGGATATAAACCTGCCAAGAGTCAAGACCGAGGGGGCGTTCGGACCATGTCTTAAAGAAGTCGCCAAGTGGAAACACGTAGTCCACCAGCCATGAGCCAGTCATAAGCTCCCAGAGAGTCGGTATAACCGACCTCGGGGTAAGCCCGGCGAGCTCAAAGATGGTAGGGATGCGTGCTGCCTGGAAGATGGAACCCAACTTCACAATGCCCATTTCCTCGACCTTGTAACGTACACGGAACGGAAGACTCTGAAAAGGGCCTATCGAACCGCCTGCATATACAAGGTTCGGGACATCGACAACGGAAGTGGTGACAGAGTCACGGAAGGATTGCTCCACACGACGTCTCGGCTTTTGGGCCGGGTGAACATCACTGTAAAGTTCTGCCATTAACTCGGCAATAGACTTTGTGTCGCTGAAAAGCGGGGCAAAGCCTAAATTCCATTCAAGGATGATATTTCCAACAGCGTCCAACGCTGCGGAAATGTTCCTGCCTTTACGCGGGAAGTACCGCATGTGGCGCTTTGTACGATCGTGTACGCGGTTAAGCGCATCACGAAGACGGGGCGCCAAGGCGTCCAGCTGCTCGATCATCTCGGGCGCTTCTCCAAGGAAGGTTGACAGATCCAGCATGGCTGCATCGTAGCGATCTACATATTTCATGTAGGCGCGTTGATACATCAGACCGGAGTCAAGACTCCCAGGAGGTACGTACGATGTCCCCACAATGTTTTTGTGGGGTATGAGATTAGTGCAAGATGAGTGTCCAAATGTTCCATCAGGGACACCACTCATCGATTGATACACGTCGCAAGGAATGTGTGTTACACTTCCCTTGTTTAGCGTAGCAACCGATGTAGGCACAATCTCACCACGAGTGATTAACTCGTGGAACAGGGGATTCCGATTCCCTGTTCTCTGGAGATACTCATCTGCCCCAATGTAATAGGGGCCCGACGTCCCACCAGTGTCCCAAACGACATCGGTACCATATCGCACATAGCGACTGGTCCAAAGTTCATAATGAGGTCGTGGTGGGGAAGCGGATGATGATGACCAAGTTGTCAAGGATATCTCCAAAGTTTGTTGAAGGAGCAACGCGACTAGCGGGGGGCGGTATTACCGAGCCC